GTCCCCAAGCAATTCTACGTAGAGATTAGAACCTGCCCCCTCGCGCGAATATCTCTAAAGATTAAAGAGCCATGCCACTGATAGAGACAAGGGAAGCTGAACCGTCTAAGGCTTCATTGATAATCATCTTAACGAGCCTTTTTTCCGGCTTTGCAGTTACAAGAGTTTGAAGCGCGATAATGCAATAGTTTGTACCGTTTACAACTTGCTTGCCTACATACAAAACAGGCTGATAATCCGCTCCGGTTAAACCGCCTGTAACTGCCGTAAATGCACTCGCAACTTTTTGGGGAAGATTTACGCCTTTAATTTCGTCAATATTCCAGCCACCTAATGTCATAATAAAACCTCCTGAAATTTAATTTGCCCGATGGCGGGACTTGAACCCGCATCTCAACAGTGCTTTTGCCATTTAAGCGACATCGGTATAAAAAAGACCGCCAGAAATATTCAAGAAAAATCAAATATTCTTACGCAGCCTAAGAAAGAAAATTACTAAATATGTCTAAGAAAAAAAACAAATCTCTATATACTTGTACTTTTGAAAGCCTTTTTTGAAAGCAAAAATCTACGTAATATTATAGAAAATCCACTAAGTTATATTCAGTATTTATATTCAACATGTAAATCCTCTCTAGCAGTTTTTCTTGAATGACAGCTATGGCAAAGAGCCTGCCAGTTGCTTTTATCCCAAAATAATTTTAAGTTGCCCCGATGTGCAACTATGTGGTCAACGTCTGTTGCTTTCACGTATTTGCCATTTTTCAAACATTCTACACACAGAGGATTAGCGGCTAAAAATTGTAATCTAGCTTTTTGCCATGCTTTGCCGTACCCTCGTTTACTTGCTGAAGCTCTAGGCTCTTCGTGAACTGGGTGTAACTTTCTATGTTTTTCACAGTAGACAGTTCCGGCCTCGACTAATTCGGGACAACCCGCTTGTTTACAGGGAACTTTTGATTTTCTTGCCATTTTATTTTGACCTCTAAAATTAATTTTGTGCATACTTGTGCATGGGCTTAATTCAGTATTTTCAAAGACTTATATATTTTTCTGCCTGTTTTCGTCAATTTTCTATGCACAGTCAAAATCTATAAATTAGCTTGCTATCTGCGTTTATGTCAATCTGTGCATGGTTGTGCATGGGTTTTCGGTTATCTCCTATATGTATATATATTTTTTAATATATGTATTATTACTTATATCAATATTTTTTTTACATATAGGGAAATAATATAAAAAGCTATGCACAGCCATGCACAGAATTGTATAAATATAGATTATTACTTAACTTATCAATTTTAACTGAATCCGTAAAAAAGGGCAAAAAAGTTAATTCCCAAATTCCTATATTACATAAAGCATTTTCATGACTGGATTTAAGCCATGCACAGATTAACGAAATGCCATGCACAGCCATGCACAAGCGTTAAAAATATTACGGTAACTGAATTTATGAATTAGAGATTTTGAAAAAGTGTTAGTAAAAGATTAATTTTTCTGTGTAAATGATATATAAGGCCTTTATATTGCTAAATTTGTCTATGCACAGATTATAGAAGATACTATTTAATTACAATCATTCTGTATAATCCATTTTGTATTAATAATCATATTTGTAGGATTTTTTTCACCTTTTGGACGCTTACGTTCGTATTCAAAACCTAGAATAAGCATGGCACGTTTGAAATCTGCTTCATTTTCAGATTTATACCCGTTATCTGAACACCAAGTACGATAGCATATATAGACATCTCTTGATTTAAGTTCTTGACCTTCTTCGTGTGTTAAATATTGAGACACAAACATTGAAATTTTATCAGATATTTGCTTATAATCATTAGTTGCGTTGATTACTGCTAACGGACGTTTTAGTCCTGCTGCTTCATAGATATTAAAACCTTCAATTACCCAATTTAGAATGCCAGATACATTTTCCGGCTTTCTAAATGTGCTTTTTAGGTTTATATCGCGTTCTGATTCTTTGAAATGCCTATTGAAAGGGATAACGATAACTCTATCAGAAGCAAATAACGTGGGGTCAGATGTTCGAGGCAAATAATTAGTATCTATGAAGATTGTAAACACAGGCTTAAATTCAAAACTGTTTTCACGTAAAAATCTAGCTGTTATTGTATCGTTGCCTGTCATTTGTTTAACAAGCGAGGCATTTAATTTCATACTTTTATCCGGTTCAGATATACCAACTAAACGCGCGCCGTTTAATCTTGCTATATCGTCAGACGGGCCGGAAGAGTTATTAAAGCCTTTCACGCCTAATATTTCCGGTTTAGCACTTATGCCGTAATCGCCTAAAATGTTTAGTATAGTCTCTAACGTTGTGCCTTTGCCATTCCTTGATTTTTCACCGTAAAAAATGAACAGACATTCTAACCTTGTATCTCCAGAGAAAGCGTAGCCGACAGCGGTCTGAATGAATTTTATTAAATCTTTATCGCCCATTGTTACCTCATTCATAAATTTAAGCCAGCGTTCACACTTTGCATCGGGATTGTATACAGCATTAGATATTTTAGTTAAAAAATCAGTCGGTGAATGCTCCGAAAAAGTCTTATTTTTGAGGTCATAAGTGCCGTTACAGCAATTAAGCAGAAAAATATTTTTGTCAAAATCCGCAATATCTATGTGGATACGAGCGTCAGAGCGGGCATCTTTAATCATCAAATCTCTGTATTTTCTTTCATCCAATTTTGTAACGCGCTTAATAAATCTTATTCTTTCATCTTTATTTTTTAGAGTATTTGCATAGTTTTTCAGCATTCTGAAAAAACGGCGCGCAAAAATTCCCAAGATTATTTCTTGATTATCGGCCTGCCAAGTTTTACCGTTAAAAACATACCAGCAGTTACGATTTTTGACAAAGCGTATAATAGGATTAAATATATCGACAAAAAGCAGGCTGTTACCGTCTTGAAAACTCTCATAACGCGGGTTTGAATTAGGCTGAAAGTCGGACACGCTATTGTTAATAAATTTGTAAGAAAGCAACGGTTCATCTTCGTCTAAGTCGTTAAAATCCTCACTTGCATTCGATTTTTCCAGCGGCCTGTAAATTTCCGTACATGTTGTTACAGCCTTTCTAATTGTGATTTCGCCATAAGTTCCCTTGCCTCGCTTTTCGTCCCATTTAGGGCGCATCATTTTTGACGCTCTAAAAATCCTGTCTATCTGTTCTTCGCTTCTGCCGCACCAAAAACACAAGATAGATACTAAAGCTAAATCAGCGTCAGAATGCGTATTGTAACGGCCTTCATAATCACCTAAAAAATATAGAGATTTGAACAACTCACCTTGTTTTGAACTGCTTGCCCGTTCTATAACTTCATCATCTGAAAAATAACTAACGTGAGGCTTTAATAAATCTTCGGTGCTGTCATTGGATTTATGCTTGCGTCTCATGAAGCTGTCGAGTAAAATTCTTATAGCTTCAGGATTATCTGCGATTTTGCCCTCTCTATAAACATTGCCTGTAACTGTGATAAATCTGTTTGTAGCACCTGGTATATAAACTTCAACACCGTTTTTCTTTGTATAATAAATGTCTTTATCATAATAAAAATCAGGCGGTAACTTGAAAAAAGCGTGTAATCCTTCACCGCTTGGGCTTCTTTCAAAGTAAACTCCTTCAAAAATACTCATAATTTCGGAGGCCGTTTTATCAGCTGTTTTGTTTGTGTTTATACAATGGTCAATGTCAATAGCTCCTATTCCGTCAGCTATTCTAATGCCTAATCCGTCCCATTTTCCGCCAGCAAAAGCCCTTAAAGCTGTATCATAATCACTAAATGTTTTAGGATTATCACTTTCGGCTCTTGTACCCAAAAACGGATTATAAGGTATTTTGGTATTTCTTTCTTTCTTCCACAGGCAAAATTTACAAATCCGTTTTAATTCCGCGGGAATATTTTTTAAGAAATTTTCTGTTTTCATAACTCGATTTTAAGCTCCTATTAAGTGCCAAAAATTCTTTAAGTCTTTGATTGATAATTCGCTGCCGTTTTTGTGAGGCTATTCGGCCTATCAGTTTAATCAACTGCCTTTTATCAATCGTTGTGATTTGCTCCAAAAGTATTGTCCCAGTCTTGAATTTTCTCGTTACATTTTTAACATCATTACTAAAAATTAGTACATGACCAGGCAAATACAATCTATTAATTTTTGAGGAAATTGGCGCGGCTGTAATCAATGGCGAACATTTATTATTAATGTTGTTGCTTATGATTACGACCGGCCTTACTCCGCCTTCAACGCATGTTTTATCTTGTTCTCCTAAATCGGCTAAGAAGATGTCCATTCGCCTTATAAGGTTATCCACTATTTCACTCCTAACTGTTTTATAATTGAGCCTTGACTGCATTGATTAGCTTCTCCTGTGTTAAATCCTTGCTTGATAACGCTCTTAAAATATCTTCATCAATCGAATTTTTACAAATAATATGATGAATACTTACGGTGTTTTTTTGTCCTTGTCTCCATAACCGTGCGTTAGTTTGTTGGTAAAGTTCAAGGCTCCAAGTGAGACTGAACCATATTAAAATATGCCCGCCGTCTTGAATATTCAAGCCATGTCCAGCTGAAGAGGGATGAATAATAGCAATCGGTATTTTTCTGGCGTTCCAGTCGTGAATATCTTTGCTGTCTTTCAGCTCTCTAACTGCTTTTAGATGTTTTAATATTCTTTCTTTGTCATGCTTAAACCAATAAGCTATTAACACAGATTGACCGTTTGCGGCTTCTATTAAATCTTCGAGCATATCTAGCTTTTTACTATGAATTTCGACAGCCTTATGATTTTCGTCATATACTGCGCCGTTAGCCATTTGAATTAGCTTTTGAGAAAGAACGGCGGCGTTTACAGCGTCAATATCGCCGTTTTCAAAAGTTAGTATCATATTATTTTTTAATTCATTATAAAGCCTGCGTTCCGTTGTATTCATAATAATTTCATGGTTAATATACAAACATTCTGGCATTTTGAGATAATCAAGGCTTTTCATGCTGATTGTTATATCGCTGATACGCTGATAAATTTGTTCTTCAGCTCCTTTTTTAGGGACGTAAGAATAAACAATACCCGTACTGGGGTTCATAGAACCTACCTTAAAATAAGCCTCTCTATAACGTCCAATAAAACGCCCTAATCTTTCGCCGCCGTCAATGATAAAAATTTCGCTCCATAAGTCAATTAGTCCGTTGCTAGCTGGGGTTCCTGTTAAAGCTATCCAGCGTTTTACAAACGGACGAATTTTTTTAAGATATTTGAAGCGTTGCGATTGATGATTTTTGAAGCTGCTTAACTCGTCAATAACAACGCAGTCAAAATCCCATTTTAATCTGTTCTGTATGTAGTATTTGACTAACCAAGCAATATTTTCACGATTAACTATATAAATTAGGCTTTTTGTATTTAGAGCTGATATTCTTTCTTTTTCATTGCCGATTATCAAAGAGGCTTCGAGGTGTTTAAGATGCTCCCATTTATTCAACTCGCCTGTCCAAGTATCGCGCGCAACACGGAGCGGAGCGATTATTAAAGTTTTAGAAATTTTGAGTTCATCAAGCATTAAATCATTCAAGGCCGTCAAAGTTATTACGGTTTTACCAAGTCCCATATCCAAAAGTAGTAAAGCTATTTCGTGTGTTTTTATGTAGTTGATACAATATTTTTGATATTCGTGAGGTATGAATTTTTCTATATTATCAGCTCCTTTATATCATTTACGTTATCCACACAAAAAACTTCAAAGCCCAGCATTTTTAATTGTTGCGCCCGCTTAATTTGTAAAGGCCTCATTTTTTGTTTTGGTGCTTTTAATTCAACGAAAAAGCAACGGCTGTCAGGCATAAGCACAAGCCTATCGGGAAGTCCGGCCATTGAAGGGCTAATAAGTTTTATAGCCAAGCCTCCCGCCTTTTGTACAGCTTTAACTAAAGCCTTTTCTATTCTTGATTCACTTTCAGATTGTTTATTTAGCTTCAACTTTATAAATACAGTCGTTAAGCAGATATTGATAATCATTCGGCAGCGCATTGACAAAGCAGTATGCTAAATCTTGAAATTCTTTCAAAGCCGCCGGAGCTGTGCGAAGTTTAACGATATGTCGCCATTCCCTGACGTTAGCAGTTGCGACAAGGTTAGTCGGCCAAAATTCCGGAAGGTGATATTTTAATTCATCAGCTGGCATATCAGGATTAGTCCATGCAAAGCCTAAGAATACTTGCAAAATCATACGTTTATTTTCATCAAGTGAATTAAGATAATTCATAATCCACTTTTCATCGTTTATTTTCTTTTTCAGAGTGTGGCGCGTGCTTTCTACGCTCAAAGTTAAAAGCCTGTGGCGGGCTAGTTCTTGTAAACAAGCCCGCGATAAATCTTTAACGCTATACGTTAAGCTGATATGCTCAAGAATACTCTCATGTCCGGCCTTGATAGCCTTTTCGATAAACGTTCGTGGTGCTTCGTTCTCTAGCTTGTCGGTATTAGCGTGGCAAGTGAGCATAGCAAAAGCGGCGTTGTACTCCATAGCGACTAAATGTTCCGGCCGTGTTAATAAAGTAACAATCATTAAATTATTCCTCCATTATTTGTATTATTAATCTGTGTCTGTGCCCTCATTGCATAAATCTTCGTGATTATAATGAATGAGATTGATAATACTTTTCATCATGTCGCGCATTTCTCTAAGTGCCTTAGCTGATTCTACAAAGAAAAACGCGCCTATAATTGAGAAAACAATGCAATAAACGACAAAAATATACATTAAAGTCTGTGAAGAAATTTGCATTAATTAGTCTCCTTTCTAATCCTTAAAATAATAATTTCCCTTGTATCCGGCTGAAGATAACGGTAACTCATGTGCCCAGCTTGGTGTTTTATTCATGATTTTACAAATATCTTCAACTGCTATACTATTTTTGGGAACTTCTAAAATGATTTCGTCATGAACGTGAATAACAATATTCAAGCCCTCTTTTTCCATTCTTAGCATGGCTTCAGCTAACAAATCACGCGCTGTTGCCTGTGTGATATTCTCTACTAATTTTCCGGCGTATGTTTCTAAGCGTCCCCATTTATTAGTAGCTTTAAGGCCTTCAAAATTTATACATTCTTTGTTAAATTTATTAATGCTTATTTGGGGCTTTATATATGCGAGTTTGCGTCCGCTTGGTAATATAAGCCATAAAACTCCGCTGTGATACTGCATTTCAATCATTCGTACGCTTGAATTTTTATTATTTTTAATTGTGTCTAACGCCGCTTTTTCAACGTCCCACCAAAATTTTACAATATGAGGATTAGAAGCGCGCCAATTTGTAATTAAGTCGGGTAATTCTGCCTCATTTAATCCCATTTCTAAAGCTCCCATGGATATTAAAGCACCGGAACCGCCGCCATATCCACACGCTAATTCTGCTATTTTACCTTTTTGCCGTAATTCGCCGTTAATTCCGTTTTTGACTACGGGGACATGAAACATCGCTGAAGCGGACGCACAATAAATATCTTCGCCGTTACCAAAGGCCTCAAGCCTCCATTTTTCGCCCGCAAGCCATGCCAAAACACGTGCCTCAATCGCGCTGAAATCGCAAATTATAAATTCATAACCTGTTTTAGGAATTAGCATAGTTCTAAGTAATTGCGAGAGAGTATCAGGGACATTCTTATATAATTTTTCGAGCATTTCAAAATTTCCGGATTTTAGCAAATATCTAGCTTCGTCAAGTGTAGAAATATGATTTTGCGGCAAATTTTGAAGTTGTATGAAACGCCCAGACCAGCGTTGCGTCCTATTTGCCCCCGAAAACTGAAAAAGCCCTCTCGCCCTTCTGTCCTTGCAAGTACAACGTTCTGCGGCTTGGTATTTTTTCACACTGCTTTTTGACATCATCTGCCTTAATCTAAGCATTTCTAAAGCCTCTCCGTTAGTATCTGCGATTAATTCTTCAACGCTTTTTTTGCTTAAACTTTCAGCGTTTATGCCTTTTTTAATAAGCCAGTTTTTAAGCTGCTTAACTGAATTGGGATTTTCAAGGCCTGTTAGTTCTCTGGCTCTGTTTATCATTCTTTCAGATAAGATGTTATCACATTTTATAGCATTTTCTACTAAATCTAAATCAATTAAAACGCCTCTGTCATTAATTTTTTGGTCTAAATGATAAAAATCCCATTCATTTTCACTCAACGGGAAAAGCTCTAAATGTTCTCTTATCGCTCGTTCTGTTCTGACATCTTGAAGGCAGTAATCCTTAAATTTTTGCCAATCTTCAGGAGCGTGTTCCGGTAAATTCCGTGTTCTTCCCCCATTGCTTTTAGTAGGTTTGCACGGCACGGAAAAATATTTGATAAGTCTATCGCCGGCACTGTCTTTTTGCTCTTTAATCCCTAAAACTTGCGCGGCAGTCTTCAGAGCAAAAGGATACGTCATTGAAGCGGCATGTATCATTGAACATCTCCATGAATTAGGATTTAGTACAACACCAAAATAATGAGACAAACATACACGCTCAAATTGTGCATTCCATGCTGATTTTATAACATTTTCATCAAAAATTGCGTCCTTTAATTTTTGTGGTAATTCTTCACCGTTTGCAACGTCAACGATTTCAACTTCATCGTTATTGAAGGCATAGGCACACAGCAAAATATGAAAATCGCCCTCGCAGTATTTATAAACGCCGCAAGAGCTTAAATCTACATCGCTGTAAGTCTCTAAATCAATACTTAGTATCATTCTATACTAAAAATTCATTAATCCTCATTTCAGGTAATCCGGCAAATCGGCTAATTCTTCATTATCATCAAACGCTGAAAAATCCGCTGAAGCTGATACACGTCCAGAAAGCCTCTCACCGTCTTTTACTTTTTGGATATTGCCTAATCCCGCCGCTATTCCCTTTGTTCCGTTGAAATTATACGGATAAAAATTAACAGTAACAAAACAATAATCACCGCTTCCGCAGTCTAAAGGGTCAAGGATTGGCTGAACATGTCTGTCAACAATTTGCGGCGCGTCTTTAGAATTAGCATTGATAAACATACAATTCTTGTAAGCACTGTCATCGGGACGGTCTGTATCGCCGTCTCGCAATGGTGTTTTGAAGCCGGAACCGGTAGGAATTTTTCCGCTCCATTTCTTGTCTTTGCCTAATTCTTTTGCCGCCTCAATGGCGTTTTCGACAGCTTTAATTGTTTTTGTATCTGACTTAGGGACAATGCACGACACACTATATTTAGCATCGCTGCCGTTAATGGATTTAGCCTCCCAAATATTTGCGAAGCTGATACGACACGGAATTTTTACTTTCGTGCTGTTCATACAAAAAATCTTCCTTTCTAATTAAAAATTGGTCTTGGGTCTGATTCAGGTACTAATATTGGTTTACCTTTAGGCTTAGTAACAAAATCGCCGAGAATTTCAGCAAATTTTTTCTTGCCCATGAGTTTTTCAAATCCTGTTAGTGATAAGGGCTCTTGTTTGTAGATATCTTCAAAACCGTTTTCAATAGCGGCTTTACACACGGCTTCAATATCTGTGAACGTTCGTTTTGAAGTGCCTTCAACAAGTTTATAGCCTGGAATTTTAACGCCGTTATTAACGGCTTCCGAAGTCAAATATTCTTCAACATCATCAATCCATTTTTTTATTCTGCTTAGTAACGGCAAAATTTCGGCTAATTTTTCAACTGGTACGGTATTCGGCAATTTGAAAACAGTATCAGAATTTGTATCAAGCTCCGTAAAATCTTCTCTCGCCAGTGAAAGTGCCTCCTCTTTGCAGGCCGCGCAAATTTTCCTAGCTCTGCAAAATCGGCACCATTCACCTGTTTTTTGTTCGCCCTCTCCGTTATAAGCAAGCTGTGCAATAGGTTTTATACTTTCTCCCCACTCCTCAAGCTCTTTTTTAGATATTTCGTAAGTGCTTATGTTGTCAACTCTTGGCTGTACTATTGACATTTTGACACGTTCAACGTTAAAAATGTAGCCGTATTCAGCTAATGCTCCGAGAGCGTAAAGCATCATTTGAGAATTTCTATCAGCACTCACACGAACACCAACACCGCCTTTGAAGTCGATAACGTGAATTAAATTTTTACCAATTAACAGTAAATCGGCAATACCAAAACCGTCAGGCACAACATAGCCAAAATTTAGTTTGGCCTCAATCAGGATTAAAGGCTCTGAACCTTCGCGCTTCATGCTTTCAATTTCATTAACGACGAAATCAAAATAAACGTCCGTTACGTGTTCAACTTCGGGCGAATCCCATTGTTCAGATTTAGGCCGTTCAATGTTTTCATGCAAGTAATCGTGTCTGATTTTGTATTCGCAAATTTCATGCATGTACGTACCTTCTTCGGCGTAAGAGCTTGTAACGCTTGGGATATTTTCCTCAAGTCTTGCTGAAGGCGGACAATTTAACCAGCGTTTAGAGGCCGACGCTGATAAAATCGCGTGTTTTCTTTTTGAATGTTCCTGTGTCATTTCAGCCCCGCTAAATCTTCCATAAAAGCCGTGAATTTTTCGGGCGGCAATTCATGAACTTTCGCAACACCGTAATTTTTAACAATTTCGCCGATTTTCTGATTATTCGAGGGGTCTTGTTTAATTAATCTGACTATCGTTTTTATGATGTCATCAAGGCTCAAAGAACTATGATTTTCTTTTTCCGGCTGTTTTGCCTGTGTAAATGACGCTTTATTTTCGGCTCCTAGACTTTCAAACACCATAGCAACACCCTCAAAACTGCGTTGTAAACCGTTTTTTAATCTTTCAAAATCTACATTCAAATTTTTCACTCCCTAATAAAAAAATTGCCCTCTATATAGAGATACTTTAAGAAGGCGTTTTTGAAAGCAAAAAATAAAAATCTATAAAAATACTTAAAAAATTTCTGAAAGTGCGGCGCGCGCAATCTTGCGGGCCTTTGAAAGCCGTTGTGAAATTGCCTGCGGAGTAATTCCCAGCATTCGTGCTATTTCGGATTCTGTGTAGCCGTATTCATGGTAGAGTTTATAAACTTCGGCGTTTTTATCCGTGTAGAGCCTTAAAAGTTTATAAAATTTTTCGTTCATTTCTTTTCTCATGTAGACGGATTCAGGCGTTCCGAATTTTGCTGTGAAAGTTTTTATTGCTGAAATTTCATTTTCGTAATCGCCCATGCTGCTGACAATTCCTTTAGATTTTGGGTGCTCCATGTTGCGCCAAATTCTTTCTTCGCCTATAATGCAAAGTGCTGTCGGCCATTCTAGGTCTTGGAGTTCTACGAAAAAATTTTTACACAAAATATTTGAATGATAAATCTGAATTTCGTATTTCGATAAATTCACTACGGTTTTTCTGTCTGAATTATCATAAATCGCAAAACCGTTATTAAAGACTTCACTTAAAATTCCGTTGTCATTCTGAAAGTAAGCAACACGCTTGAAATTTTCTCTTAATTCGGCGGCCGTTAAATATTTTTTCTTTGAAGGCCGGCCGTCAAGCAACAGGCTTTTATTTTCTTTGAGTGCTTTTTCAGTCTCCAGCATTTCGGGATAAACACGCAACGAAGTTATTAATTCTTTTAGGGTAAGCATTATATCTTTCTCCCTTGCAAAAAACTAACGTAATTCATGAAATCTTTTTTAATAGGCTCATGAAAATTCTTAGCCTTCACAATAAGCGGCAAATCTTGAAAAATCTCTTTTGAAAGTTGCAAAACACGTGCCTGTTGCGCCGTTGCGATTTTTGGCTATTCTGATTTCTGCCTTGCTGTCTAAATTGGGACTTTCGGCCGCGTAATAATCCTCACGATAAAGCAATATAACGACATCAGCGTCCTGTTCAATCGCGCCGGAGTCTCTTAAATCTGATAACTGCGGCTTTTTTTCGACTCTTTTTTCCGTCTCACGGCTTAACTGCGAAAGAGCAATGATAGGGCAATTCAATTCAACAGCAACGGATTTTAATGTTCTTGAAATTTCAGCAATTTCATATTGCCGGTTTTCTCTGCCACCTTTGCCCGAAGTCATAAGCTGTAAATAATCGACAATAATAAGTCCTAAATTTTCATGTTTTTGTTTGAAGCGTCTGCATTCAGCCCGAAAATCCGAAGCACTCAACACAGATTTATCGCTTATAAAAATCTTACGTTCACCGAGATAATTAACGGCTTCTTGGAGGCCGTATAACTGTTCTTTTGTCATTGTTCCGTTTTGGAGCTGTCCTAGAGTTGCCCCGCCGTCAAAAGCTCCTTGAGCGGCAAGCATTCTGTAAGTTAATTGTTCGGCTGTCATTTCGAGACTGAAAATTAAAACAGTCTCTTCCTGCGTGCCTCCGAATTGAGCGATGTTAAGAGCGAGTGCAGTTTTTCCCATTGAGGGACGCGCGGCGATTATGTTCAAACTTCCAGGCTGAAAACCTGTAATAATACAATCGACATCAATTAATCCTGATGAAAAATAAGCGTCCTTAGAAATTCCATTTTCATAAGTGCCGGCGATTTTTGAAAAAGCCTTTTCGAGAACATTTTTAACGGGCAATGGCGCGCTATATTTTTCGGTTAATGAGATATCTGAAATTGCTTGTTCGGTTTTCCCTAAAATTTCGGATATTTCGTGTGTCGGGTCAGTTGCGAGTTTTTGAATGTCGCCGCCTGTCTGTAATAAATTTCGTCTTAAAGAATAATCCTTAACAATTTCAGCGTGATAACTGACGTTTGCGAGCGGCGTTAAATCCTGTGTTAATTCAGCCAAAAATGCCTGACCGCCTAAGCTGTCAAAAATTCCTCTATTCTTTGCCTCTTCTGAAAAAGTTATTAAATCAACAGGTTTATTATTAGTCAGCATTTCGAGCAAAATTTTATAAGCTGAATAATTTATCAGTCCCGAAAAATCTTCCGGCTTCAAAATTCCGCTGACTTCGATTAGGGCTTCATGAGATAACAAGCAAGCTCCTAATACTGCGCGTTCCGCATTAACGCTATTTAGTTCTGTCATCTTCCGGCACCTCTTAAATTTCTCAATCTGTAATCTTCTACATTTCTGATTGCCGCCCAAGCTCCTTTTTCGAGCATTCGGGAAATCATAGGCACGACCCATAAAGCATTGAGAGTGTTCCTCATTTCCTCAATAGTTCCAGCGTTAGTAGTGATAATTGTTTGAAGCCGTTTAATGCACCGGCTTTCTATAATTTGAAAAAGCTGGCTTCCGTAAGGTTCAGTCGGAACTCTGCGGCATAAATCATCAATTACAAGGCAAGGAACGTTTTTTAATTCTTCGACAAAATCAGCATGGCCGCCTTCAAAATTCAGCCTTTTTAACTCGTCTAATAAGTCTCCCGCCTGCCAAAAAATTCCCTGTGAGTTTTGCCTTATGACTTCTAACAAAATTCCTACGGCTAAATGTGTCTTACCAACTCCGACGCTTCCGGAAATGATTAAATCCGTATGACGTTGTGAGGCAATGCCCGCGCAGTTTATAGCACTTTCAAGGCTTTGTTTGTTCATGGGATTAAAATTTTCTAAAGTCATTTCGAGCTGATGAGGATATAAACGGCTTTTTTTAATCATGGAATTTTTGAACGGCCTGAATTTACAAACAGCTTCACATGTCCAGCGAACGTCAAGAAATTCAAAGCCCTTGAGAGTTTTTGAGATTTTAACAACAGGCTTGCTTTTAATTTTGCAGTTTTGCCCGTTGCAATTCCCACAAATTTTTTCATTATCAGCCGCTAAACACACAGCTGAAGCATTTTGAATATGTTTGTGAATTTTTCCCGTGTAATCTGTATAAAATGCAGTCGAATCAGAATTAGGAAATTTATCAATCAGATACGTTAAGGCTTTTGCTTCGTCATGGGCTTTTTTCGTATCTAATTCCTCATTGGAGATAACGCTAATTCTTTTGCCTAAAATTTCGTTAAGAGCCTTCATGCCGTTGCGCCTCCCAAAATTAAATTATCAAGCGCGGCTCCCCAGTCATCATCGGAAGCAATAGCCGGATTTTTTTTCTGTACAAAAGTTCTTTGATTTCTCAACGCTCCCTGAATGTAATTGAAAGTGAGCGTTATTAATTCCTTGCCTTTAGCTAAAAAACGTTCGCAAGCCCTTTCAATTTCTTTCTGAACACGCACGGGCTTATGAGCGTAACTTAAGGCACGCAAGGCTTCAATTTCGCTCCATTTCAGCGATGCGCGCCCCGTTCGTTGAAGCAGGTAACGCGCTGTTGTTCTCATTATGTCCGGAACATCGTTTAATGTCGGCTGATTTTCATCAATCACGGCTGAATTTGAATTTTCCTCACAATGGGCGTTTTCGCCCTTTAAGGAATCTTTTATCTTGTTAAAGACAATATTGTTATCTGCGCAATCAGTGCATGAGCTACTGCAATCATTGCATGAGGGTATGTCGGCTAAATCCTTGTTATATCTGGGAGCATTAGCTCCCACGATAGTAAACAATGAAGAGATAAACGAGCCGTCCTCGCCGCGCCGATTTTGTTTTATAATTACACCTAACTCACATAATTTTTTGAGGGCGTAATTCACGGCCCTAAGAGAATATTTAGCCTTTAATGCTATACTCTTTGTCAGCATGAAACATTTTCTATAATTCCCCTCGCGCCTAGACGCTGAACACAGAACTACATAAACAGCTTTACACGAACGGGATATTTCATTGTCCCTCAAAACCGCATTATCAATTTGTGTGAAATTTCTATTATTAGTCATTTACATCCACGCCTCCTTAATTCTTGAAATTTCTAAAAGGTCATCTGTAAGTTCAAAAGGAGGATTTTTGAAATAGTCATTAAAAACCGTTCTCACTAACTCACTTTGAGATATTCTCATAACTGCTGCGGTGATACATACTCGGCTTTTCAAATCGTGAGGAAGTGAATATCGCGCCCTTTCCAGATTTTGCCCTGTTGCATTTAACAGTTGTTTTTTAATGTCTTTAGAACGTTCGGTGTGTAAATTAGCTAAGTAGCTTTGAGTGTCAAGCTCTTTGCTTAACAAGTCTTTTTTTGAGATTTTGAATTTTTTTTCTTTTGCCATGATAATAATTACTCCATTTCTAAACCGATAAATTTTTCAATATCCGTCATACGCCAGCGCGGAAGTCTCAAACCAAAATAAGTCGGCTTCGGCAAATTCCCTTCATGAACTTTTCTGAAAAGGGTAGATTTTGAAATCCCCAATTTTTTGCTGAGTTCGTCAGAGGATAGCCATTTATTTTTGTCGCTCATGTCCTTAATAATCGTGATAGGTTCTGGATTATGAACTTCACAGTTTTTAATCCTGTCAAAAAGCTCATCAATTTTGTTGTGAAGCTCCCGCCGTAGAGCCTCTATGCGTTCTCGCGTGTCGTAATTTTTCACCGTGTCCGTCAAAGACTTTTTCATAAATAATTCTCCTTAATAAGTAACTTTTAAGTTTTTCATCAGCCAATTTGTCGATTTTTTGCAAATTCTCAAGCGAAAATCTTAAAATCATGCGAGTTGAATTTGTTGAGACTGAATAGCCCCGCGTTCAAGCTGATAATTAAAGGCATTGTCAAGTTCCCTGCAAATTTTTGCTTTCAATTCCTGTAATTCTTCGAGACTTTTCGGAAGCCCCGCGCCTTTAATTCCTACTTCGCCGTGTCCGCCTAAAAAAACTTCAAATAAATTAGCGTCCATAAATAATTCTCCTTTCTCGTATTTCTCCCAGTCATATGAGAGCGTAATTGTAATTTTTTCGTTAGAAGGGCCATTAAGGAGGTCAGCTTCAGAACAGTTAAGAGCTTTAGCAATTTTTTTTAAGTCAGTTGCACGTGGTGCGTGTTCTTCTTTTTCCCATCTAATAATGGTATTAACATGAACATCTACTAATTCTGCTAATTCTTCTTGTGTAATACCTCGTTTTTTTCTCCAGTCTTTAATGTTCATTTTCTGATTTCCCCCTAAATAATCTCTCTTTTTGTGTGGAATATTTTATATTATACAGAAAAAATGTCAAGTTAAATCTCTCAAAATTGTTAGCTAAAAATATAAATAAAGGTATGGACTAAAAACTACCAAAAAAGTAATATTTTTATTGAAAAAAAGGAGGTGCTCTTTAATGAAATTTGGAGACAAAATAAAAATTTTAAGAAAAGGAAAATACACACAGGAAGAATTAGCAGATATGCTTGGTATACATGTTAATACCCTTTTAAGGTGGGAGCATGGTGAAAGAACCCCGAATTTAGAAAAATTAAAGGCACTTGCTAATGCACTTAGTACTACGGTTGAGTTTTTGACAGATGAAACGGTCGAACCACCAAAAGTTGAAAGTGAGAATAATCTTGAAAGTGAAAAAGAGCAGAAAATAGACGACAAAATAGAAATGATACATAACCCGTTAATAAATAATGACCCTTCATTCGTAAGGGAGCTAATAAAAAGTACTCCGATGTTTATTTATGAAAATGGAAAAGAAAGATTTTTTATTCCGGCAACACCGGCGGGATTTAATTTTGTTAAGGAAATGAGAGACAGCCGAGCCGTAGGAAATCAGGCAATGGCATATTAAAAATTTCAAGGAGGTCTATAAAGTGAGATTTGAAGAATTTATTACGCTTTTAATATTTTTCGGTCCCCTGATTTATAGCATTTTTATTCGTCATAAGCTGAAAAAAGAAAATAAAAAATTATTGGAGCGTAATAAATTTCTTGAACAATTTGCTGAAGTTGCTAATGCCCGTGAAGAAGCTGAAAAAATACTAATCAGAGCAAATGAAAAGCTATACCATGCTGAAATAAAAGATAATGAGGCACAAAAATATTTATCTTCCGTAATATCCGAAGCTAAAGAACAGGCAGCGGAAATTATAAAAAAAGCTGAAGCTATAGCAGAAGAAATAAAGAATAATGCAAAACCCCAGCAAGCCGAGATAACTGATACAAAGAATGAAGAAAAGGTTAATTTAACTGATGTATGCAGCTATATACAGATAAGCGAGAATTATAAAAGTATCCGAGCAGAAAGAAATGAACGGTACGAAAAGGGGAAAAGCATAATTGATTTTCCTGATGAATTTTGTATCGTAGACTTAGAGACAACAGGTTTTAGCCCAGCGAAGGATTATATTATTGAAATAGGTGCTATAAAATGTTTGCATGATAAAGTAATAGATAGCTTTCAATCTTTAATAAATCCATGTGTAAAAATTTCGCCTACTATTACCCGCATTACTGGAATAACAAATGAAATGGTAAAAAACGCTCCTAAAATAGAAGATATATTGCCTTCTTTTCATAACTTTTTAGGGAATAACTTAATAGTAGGGCATAATGTAAATTTCGATGTGAATTTTTTATATGATTTTTATATGGATTATTTAGGCTTTCCGTTAAGAAATGATTTTATAGATTTATTGAGAATAGCTAGAAAATTATATCCCGAATTGCCGCATCATAGACTATGTGATTTACTTGAATATTTTAATGTGGAAACTGAAAATTTACATAGAGCATTAGGAGATTGTGAAGCGACTTTTATCTGTTATAAAAAATTCAAAAATTCTGCGATAGAGCAATATAAGACTCTTGAAACATTTTTGCAATCCTTTAAGAGCCGAAAACGAAATCTCTAAATTTTTAGAATAAATAAGTAAGGAGATAAATTTACAATGAAAAAGCGTTTTATTGTTTTAATTTTATTTTTTAGCGTATTCAGTTTTCTTTTTGTTCCGAAAGTTAAAGTTAATGCCGCCGCTAAAGCAGCTCCTACCGAAAGCTATCAGAGGGCGCACGCCGAAGCTAACGGTGAAGTAATGATTGCGCCCACAGGAAAAAAATATCATATTCCACGCGGCTGCCGAACAGTTAAGGGAGAGTACAAGATAATAACGCTTGCACAGGCACAGCGGTTAGGTTATACGGCCTGTGGAGTGTGTAATCCCTCAAATTTCTTAAAGATTAAAAAATAGATGAGGAAGTGAAATTTAATTATGCCAGAAAACGTGCAGCAAGTAGCTTATATTCCTATGATATTTCCGGACGCTGATTTGGAGAAATTAATTCTCTTCCATTAATAAAAAGCATAGATAAAAGCGTAAAAGAGATAAAACAAGATTTATACGAGTATCAGCGCGCGGCGGAGCAGAGACTTTCAAATCTTGAACGTGATACGGCTGAATTAAAAAATATTACATCGAAACTTCAAAATGAAGTGCAAGAAATGAAATCAGACATTAAAGAGCTTCGGATTGAAATGCAGGGAAATGTAAAAACTCTAAGCACTCAAATTCTCGAAGTTCATAAGCGAATAGACGATACGCGGGACAGTCAAAATAAATGGTTTATGCTGCTGGGATTTCTTGTTACGGCAGTTCCGATAGTTATTGCGATTGTGCAACGTCTTATGCCGAATTAACGAAAATAGAAAAATTGTATAAAAAACTGTATAAAATATTTTAATAGAAATTTTGATAAATTGCGAGTTTATATAGATTTATATATTATTTTGTTATGCCCTCACAGTCCACCAGAACATAACAAAATCAAAATTAATGAAATATCAAAACTCGCTGGGTAAGCGGGTTTTTTGTTATTCGTAGTCTTATCGAACAGTATAAAAAACCATATAAGCTCGCGCAAGATTGTATAAAAAATTGTATAAAGAAATTTCGAGTTAAATTTTTATACAACTTTCAATAGAAATGAGGTATTAATCAATGCTCACAGAACTTCAAATTAAAACGGCAAAGCCGAAAGAAAAATCTTATTTTATAAGAGACGACAGAGGGCTATATTTACGTATTGACCCTTCAGGCCGCAAGTACTGGATTTTAAGATATCAGGACAATAAAAAGGCCTCTCAACTTTCACTCGGAAGTTATCCCGCAGTATCATTAAAAGATGCCCGAATTAAACGCGATGAAATTCAGAATAAGCGTGCTCAAGGCGAAAGCCTTTCACGAACTAAAGAGCCTCAAACTTTTTCAGAAGCCGCCGATGAATGGCTGAAAATCAGAATGAAAGATAAATCGGAAGGATATTTGAAAACCATTAATTTAAGACTGAAAAATTATATTCTTCCTGAACTTGGCGATGTTCCGCTGAAAGAAATAACGCCCCGCAGCGTTTTAACTTTATGCCGAAGCCTTGAAGCTAAAGGAATATTCGAGACTGCCGCTCGCGTAAAAGTTCTAATCGGGCAAGTTTTCAGATATTCCATAGCCGCAGGTTACGCTGATAATGACCCTACATATTCCTTAATCGGAGCATTAACGCCGAAAAAAGAAATTCATTATCCGACATTCACAGACGAAAAAGACATAAAAATTTTAATGAGAGCAATTAAGGCTTATCCTTACATAGTTTTACGCAGTGCCTTGCTTTTTTCTGTGTACACTGTTGCCAGGCCTGGCGAAATCAGAAAAGCTGAATGGAAAGAAATTAAAGGCGATATATGGGACATTCCCGCCGAAAAAATGAAAATGCACCGCCGCCATATTGTGCCGCTATCACAGCAAGCCCAAAAAGTTTTAACGGAGCTAAGAGAAATTACAGGTAAAGGACGCTATTTATTTCCGTCTCCTCGAAATGACGGCCGCTGCATGTCAGAAAACGGCGTGAGAGTTGCTCTGCGCTCAATGGGATTTTCAAAAGAGCAAATTGTCCCTCACGGCTTCCGTGCTATGTTTTCCACAATAGCTAATGAAAAAGGTTTTAACCGTGATGTTATAGAGCGTCAATTAGCCCATGCTGAAAGAAATTCAGTTCGAGGAGCTTATAATCATGCTGAATATATAAATGAAAGAATTAAATTGCTTCAATGGTGGTCGGATTATTTAGAGAGTTTGCTTTAATGCCTGTTAAATTCTCGAAGCGGTCAATAATTAATCATGCTATTTTTTCACCATTTTCATCAAAAACAAAATAGCCTTCATGAAGTGCGGCCGTTGCTTTTGCGTTTTCAAGCGAGGTAAAAGCTCCAATTTGTGAATTAATATCTTCCCAACTTTTACGCACTCTGTAAAAATAATTGAGCTGTCTTGTAACTTTGCTTGCCAAGTCTCCCATTCTTGAGTAAAGCCAATCTCCAGGGCATGATTTAGCCGCAAACCACCTGTGAACTGTTAAAATCATTTCGCCGTAATTAGGTTTATAGGCAATAGCTTTTGCTCTGTCCGCAAGCCATAATAACTTAGTTTTATTATAGCGTCTGCAAATATCTACACATAGCTCTATTAATTTTTCATATACAACATCTTTGAAAGCGTAAGGCGGTTTTGTATCAGAGGCACATTCAATCGTTATAGCGCGTTGGTCGTTTTCGTTTGAAGAACTGCACCAAGAGCGTTTTTCTTCCTCTAAATATTGCCCTATCCGCCCGTCTGAACCAATGCCGTATTGACAGCTTGCTTTGCGCTTAGGATTGTGAAAAATTTCTCCTAATTGTTCGACAGAAAGCTGGCCTACAACACAATGAGGGGTAATTCTATCTATAACGTGTGTTCTTTTGCCCGAATGATTAGGGCTTAATTTTTGATAATCTATTTTCATTATTGAATTTCCTCCGCAAATATTCCGCCATTCCTATAAATATAACGCTCATCACTGATTTTTAACCAATCCTTATTAAATTCAGACGCTTCAACGATGCTATTCACTTTCAAAATACCTGTGTTTTCAGCTTCAAGCGACGGCTCTTTTCGGATATTTAACAAAGTTTTTATTGTGTATTTTTTAATTGGGCGCGCTTCTGGCTTCCATAAAAATTTACCGTTGCAAAGCACTTCGGCATTCTCTTTTTTAGCTAATTCCTTTGCCGATACTAGATTTTTTATTTCATCTTTAATTACAATACCATTTTTAACAACTGAATAAGTTTTTGTATTATTCGGCATTGTCTTTGTTTCCCTCTCTCATTCCATCGGTAAAACCTTCTCCGAGCGTATAAGCTACGACTGCTCCGCCTGCCATAATTAAAGAGGTTATTTGAGTTGCTCTATCTTCAGTACCGCCCGCAGCCATAATCATCATTGACACAAAAGCAGTTAAAGACAGCCAAAATTTACGGCTTGTTAATTTTCTAACCCAATCAATTTTATTCATAATACAAAAAATCTCCTTAAATTTTGTGTTCACGGCTTAATTCTTGGTATAAATCTCTTAGATAGGCCGTATCTTGAGTAATAACGCCGTTTGTTGTGTTTGTCTCATGAATATATTTCTCGTATTCTTCAGCAACGTTTAATAGATTTTTCCATTCGTCAAAACTGTGTTCAACATTGGCGCGGCTTTCACGTGCAAAACGTAAAATTGTGTTACGGTGCGAATTTATCCACATAGAATTGACTTGTTTTTGAAGTTCATCGAGCCGCTTTTCAGTCGCACTGTTAAGTTTGTTACCAAGCCAATTAAAAAAACCGTCCCAAGGATTAATTTTTAAGGGCGAAATCTGAATTAACGAGAGGAGCGCGACAACTGCCGCAACTCCCCAGCCAGCAAAATTTTCAATCATCTAATTTTCTTCCTCCTCTATCGCAATGTCTAAAGCAAATTCATAAGTAACAACTTCCGAACTTTCAGTGTATGTGATTATCACAGTTTGAGGCGT